TTTGCAGACCTTCAGGAATCCCATGATGCCGCAGTTCTTGCACAGCGTGGTTACAGACAGCTTACAAGCAAGGAAAACAAGTGGTATCAGAAGGTTATCAATGCACTGCGTGCCGCTGATCCGAAGCAGGCATTCACTGCTATCATTGGCAGTGACAATGAAGAAGACATGATGCCAACAACCATCATTGAAGATGTGTACAAGAACCTGAAGGAAGAACATCCGCTTCTTCAGGCAATCAACTTCCAGTATGTTGGTTTCATCACCAAGTGGATTCTGAATGACCACAGCGCACAGAATGCGGTTTGGGGCAAGATTACAGATGAAATTGTGAAGGAAATCACATCTTCCTTCAAGGTTGTTGATGTTGATCAGAACAAGTTATCTGCATACGCAATCATTGAACTTGGTATGTTAGACCTTGGACCAACATTCCTTGATGGTTACATCAGAACAGTGCTGTCCGAAGCAATCATGGCAGGTCTTGAACTTGCAATTGTTTCTGGTACTGGTGTGAATGAACCTGTTGGTCTTATCAAGGACATTTCTGAAGGTGTTTCTTACTCTTCCACAACTGGTTATCCAGACAAGGCAAAGGTTGCTGTGAAGTCCTTCATGCCTGCTGAATATGGCGCACTGGTTGCACAGATGGCAGAAACCGAGAACGGCAAGAAGAGAAAGTTCACAGAAGTTGGTTTAATCTGCAACATGACTGACTATCTCACAAAGGTTATGCCTGCAACAACCGTCCTGAATGCAAATGGTGTTTATGTGAACAACCTGTTCCCATTCCCAACAACCGTTTATGTTTCCAATGCGCTTGCTGACGGTGATGCAGTTCTGTTCCTGAAGGATGAATATTTCCTTGGCATGGGTGGTTCAAAGAACGGTGTCATTGAATATTCAGATGAATGCAAGTTCATTGAGGATCAGCGTGTGTTCAAGGTGAAGCAGTATGGCGCAGGCAGAGCGTTTGACAACACATCTGCTTTATATCTTAACATCAGCGATCTTGAACCTGCATACATCACTGTGAAGCAGGATGTTGTGACAGAGTAAGCAAGAAGGAAGGTTGTGAATCATGAGCAATGAAACATTGTTTGGGCAGGTCAAGCGCAAATTGAATGTCACTTGGAATGATGATGACACAACTGCACGGATTGAAGAAATAATTGATTCTGCGATTCCTGACTTGAAGCACAAGTTGGGAATCACAGATGACAATTTTGACTTCAGTCAGAAAGGAACAGAAAACACGCTGTTCCTTAACTATTGTTTGTATGAATGGAATCATTCACTGCCTGAATTTGATGACAACTATGCAAATACAATTGCGCAGTGCAGGGCAAAGCATGAAGTGAACAATTATCTTGCAGGCAATGCGGAAGGGGAAACATAAATGCGTAAAAGTAAAGAGTTTGAAACCTTCAATGATGGCGTTGTGTCCATCTATCGTGAAAAGCCAAGGGAAACAGACTTCAGTGCAAAGCGCAATGTTTCAACGCTTGATGATATGGACTTCATTGTGAAGCTGAACTTCAAGGAACTTTCCAAACGTGAACAGGATTTGGAGTTTGCACAGCAGAATGATTTCACACTGTCATTGAAAATCAAAAGCAGGCTTGTGAATGGTGTTGACAACAAGTGCAAAGCTGTCATTGACGGTTATTTGTATGATGTTTCATTTGTAGATAAAAGCAGAACAGAATTGTTTCTGTATTTGGAAGGGGTGAAAGCAATTGATCCTGAATGACATTAAAACCAAGTTGGAAGAACTGGACAACAATGTTTTTTATGGCATGGTTGACAATGTGATGCAGAAAACATTCTGGAATTATATTGTTTTCAACCGTACTACCATGAAACCAAATGCAAATAAAAGCGGCTTTTCCGATTATTTCACAGTTCATATCATCAGGGAAGAATGGATTCCTGAAGGATTTGAAATTGAAGTCATCAATAAGATGCTTGAAATTGACGGAATGCGCCTTGCCGCAAATGATGGTGTTTACACCTATGTTCCAAAGCCAAACACAAACATTGTGGTTGAAATGTTATCACTTGACTTTGTAAAGGCAAAGAAAGCGTGATTTTATGAGTGTATTCAGATTAGATGCGGATCAGGTTGCAAGACTTGAAGCCGCAATGAAAGACTTTCTTGGTGACACAGAAACAACAATCAATGATGTGTTGCACAATGAAGGTGGTCAACTGATTCATGATGAAATAAAACGGTTGATGCCAATGTCTGGCAAGCGGTGGAAGGGCAAAAAACCACCTGCAAAAACAAGCAACTCACTTGAAATCGTGGGTGGCAATCTTTCCGTGACTGTCAGTGCAAAAAAGGCATATCAATATTTGTATTTCCCTGATGATGGTTCAAATACACGCAGACACGCAGGAAATCAGCAATTCTTCCTGAATGGTGGAGAAAATCAAAAAGAAGAAATCACAAACCGTTGCATCAACAGGCTTATAAGTGGCTTTGAAGATGCAATCAACTAAAAAAGGAGCGTAAAAAAATGAATGGAGTTTTTTCTGAATATGAATTAAGAAAAATGGGCATCAAGTTCAAAACTGGTGAAGCATATCTTTCCGCAGACTGCGTTGGATCATGTGAAGAAGAACTTGAAACAAAGGTCATCACAAAGAAGTGCCGTGGCAATGTAGTCAAGACAACAGTCAAGGGAACTGGCAACGGCACATTGAACATTTCCATGCATATGCCGTATGAAATTTATACACAGGCATATGGCATGAATCTTGACACACTGATTGAAGGTGTCAAGGCATATGGACAGAATTCACGCCATGAAGCGTTCAGCATTGTGCAGGATGTTTTTGATGAAGATGGCAATGAAAAGTTCAAGGCATATCCAAATTGCATCATCCAGACTGGTGTTGTGCGTAAGATTGAAAACGGTGCAGAAGAAGTTGCGGAAGTTGAAATGGAAATTTCCGTGATGCCTGATGAATATGGCAATGGTATGTATGAAGCACCTGCAAGTGATCTTGTTGATGAAACTGCCAAGTCAACATGGATGACTGCATTCACACCAGAAATGGTTCAGGTTGCTTCTGCGTAAGGGGTGAAGTGTAAATGAAAGTAAAGGTTTTAAAAGACTTTAATGACAAATACACAGGTGAAAGACACAAAGCAGGTGACACAATGACAGTCACCAAGGCAAGATTTGAAGAAATTCTGACTGTTGACAAGTTGGTTGAAGAAGTTGTGGAAGAAGCGGCAGAAAATGCGCCTGCGGATGCGGCAGAACCACCAAAGAAGACAGGCAGAAAAGCATCAAAGAAGTCTGCTGAATAATGAAAAGGACATCACTTCTGTGGTGTCCTTTTACTTTTTATAAGGGAGCAAAGAAAAATGGAAGGTAAGAAATTAAATACAATCATAGATTTTGAATTTTATGATGGCACAACCGCAAAGATGACTTTGACCTTTTATGCGCTTTATCAGTTAAAGGCAAAAAACAAAGCATTGTATGAGCGTTACACAAAAATCATGTCAAAGCCAAATGCTTCTGAAGAATTGGAAATGATTACTGTTTTATACACCGCATATGTGTGTGCAAATCTTTCAGAAGAAAACCTGATGACAGAAGAAGAATTCATGATGAAGTGCGGTTCAGACAGAATTGCAGTCCGTGATGCGGTTCAGGAGTTAATAAGCCCAAAAAAACACTAGGATTCAGACTTCCATTTCTCCAAAAAACAACGGCAAGAGAAAGGACAATCAGACCACCCAAATTTGTTTTGGAAGATGTTGAAGACTATTACACATATTATGTGCAAATTCTTGAAATATCTGAAGATTTGTTTTGGTTTGCTGATGTTTCCTTTGTTCTTGGTGTTGTGGAGAACAAAACCGCATATGATGGTTGGCTGAATTCGGCAATCGAAAAGGAAAGAAAAAAACAGTCAAGAAGGGGGTGAGAACATGGCAAAAAATGAAGCCAAAATCCGTTTTTCAGCGGAAACAGGTGAATTCAATGATTCAATAAAAAAAGCAAATCAGGAAATGACTGAACTGCGTGCTGAATTGAGGCTGAATGAAACACAGATGCAAACAACTGGCAAAACAGTTGAAGGCTTGGAGCAGAAGCACAGGATTTTGACGGATCAATTGCAGGCATCCCAAGACAAAACAGAAGCGTTGAACCAGAAGGTCAACAAAGCAGTTGAAATCTATGGTGAAAATTCAACAGAGGTTTCAAAGCTTAGAACACAGCTTTTGAATGCGCAGACTGCCGAAGAAAAAATCAGGCAGGCAATCCAGTCCTGCAATGATGAACTGGAATCACAGAAGGGTGCTGTCATTGATGCCGCTGATGCACATGAAAATCTGACGGACAAAATCAAAAGACAGCAAAGTGAACTTGATGATTTGAAAGGTGAATATGCGGAACTGGTTGCAAGCGGAAAGGGCGCAACAGATGAAGCAAAGAATCTTGAACGGTCCATTTCTGACTTGTCTGGTGAACTGAAAGACAGTAAAACCGCAATGGCAGATGCTTCAAAAAAGGCTGATGAATTAGACAGAAGCCTTGATAATGTGGATAAATCTGCGGAAGATGCAGGTGATGGTTTCACAGTTTTGGGTGGCGCACTTGCAGACCTTGCATCAAATGCAATCCAGAATGTGATTGGTAAAGTAAGTGAATTCATTGGATATCTTGGTGAACTTCCTGCGGAAACAATGGAACTGCGGCAGGACATGGCAACGCTGACCACAGCTTTTGACAATGTTGGAATGAGTACGGAAACAGCAAAAAGCACATGGAAAGAACTGTATGCTGTTTTCGGTGAAGATGACAGGGCTGTTGAAACGGCAAACCATATTGCACGAATGGCAGAGAGTCAGGAAGACTTGAATGATTGGGTGACAATCACAACAGGTGTGTTTGCAACATATCAGGATTCATTGCCAGTGGAAGGATTGGCAGAAGCAAGTGCGGAAACTGCGAAAACAGGTACAGTCACAGGCAATCTTGCGGATGCACTCAATTGGAGTACGGAAGCGGCTGAAATGTTTGCTGATTACATGTCTGATGATGTTGTGACAGCGGAAGATGCATTCAATGTTGCATTGTCCGAATGTGCAACGGAACAGGAACGGCAAGCCTTAATCACTGACACGTTGACAAAATTATATGGTGATTCCGCTGAAACATACCGTGAAACAACATCAGCGCAAATGGAAGCAAAGGAAGCAACAGCAGATCAGATTCTTGCTGAAGCAAATCTTGCAACTGCCATTGAACCAGTCACAACCAAATTCAGTGAACTGAAAACAACACTTTTGACAGGTCTTCTTCCGACTGTTGAAAAGGTAAGTGGCGCATTTGTCAGCGCACTTGATTGGATGAAAGAACATCCAGTGCTATTGAAATCAATTGCTGTGACGGTTGGTGTTTTAGCAACAGCACTTGGAATTCTGACAGGCGTTGTTGTTGCACATACAATTGTACAATGGGTAATGAATTCAGCACTTCTTGCACATCCTTTGACTTGGGTGCTTGTTGGCATTGTTGCCGCCATTGCTGTTCTGGCAGGTGCTATTGTGGCAATCGTCCATTATTGGGATGATATTGTTGCCGCAGTGCAGAATGCATGGGAAGTGGTGAAAACCACCCTTGCAGGATGGGGTGAATGGATCAATGCAAATGTGATTCAACCAGTTGCAACCTTCTTCACCGATTTATGGACAACTGTGACATCAGCATTTCAAAGCGCATGGGATTGGATCACAACATCCCTTGGAACACTTGGTTCATGGGTGGACACAAATGTGATTCAACCTGTTGTGAATTTCTTCACAGGGCTTTGGACAAAGCTTCAGGAAATTTGGAACACAATTGTGACGGTGGTGCAGGTTGCCTTTCAATTGATTGGTTCAATCATCAATGCCGCTGTGCAAATCATCACACTTCCGTTCATGTTCATTTGGGAAAACTGCAAGGAATATGTTTTTGAAGCGTGGGAATGGATCAAAGAAAAGGTTTCAGCAGGAATCAATGTTGTGAAGGAAGTCATGTCAACTGTGATGAATGCAATCCAGACAGCATTCACAACAGTATGGACCGCAATCAAAGATTTCATGACACCTATTCTTGAAACAATCAAAAATGCAATTTCAACCGCATGGAATGCTGTGAAATCAGTCACTTCCACAGTTTTCAATGCAGTCAAAACAGTTGCAACAACCGCATGGAACAACATCAAGACCAATGTTTCGACTGTTGTCAATGCAGTCAAAACAGCAGTTTCAACCGCATGGAACGCTGTGAAATCAGCAACTTCCACGGTTTTCAATGCTGTCAAGAGTGTTGCAAGCAATGTATGGAATGGAATCAAGACAACTGTTTCAACTGTTGTCAATGGTGTCAAGACAGCGGTTTCAGGTGCATGGAACACAGTGAAATCAACAACTTCAAGTGTGTTCAATTCCGTCAAGTCAACTGCAACAACAATCTGGAATGGAATCAAATCGGCAATCACAAAGCCAATTGAAGATGCAAAGAATAAGATCAAAGACATTGTTGACACAATCAAAGGTTTCTTCAGCGGCATGAAGCTGTCATTTCCAAGCATTAAACTTCCACACTTTTCAATCAAGCCGAGTGGTTGGAAGATTGGTGACTTGTTAGAAGGTGAAATTCCAAAGCTGTCAATTGAATGGTACAAAGACGGTGGTATCTTTACAAAACCAACTATTTTCAACACACCATACGGAATGAAAGGTGTTGGTGAAGCAGGTGAGGAAGCGGTTCTTCCAATTGACAGACTGGAAGGATATATTGCAGGAGCAATTGAAAGGACAATGCAGGTTGCAGATGTGCAGGCATTGGCAGATGCAATTGAAGATTTGGCAAACAGACCGATCCTGTTGAATGTGAATGGCAAAAACTTTGCAACAGCAACAGCAAATGACACTGACAATGTGAATGGTTTGCGTTCTGCATTCAAAAGCAGGGGCATTGTCTTAGGATAAAGCAAAAAAGTCAAAGGGCATCTGCAAAGGTGTCCTTTTTTACAAAAGAAAGGAACTTTACAAATGAACACAATAATAAATGTTGAATGTGTTGACCAAGAGTTGATTGTTACAAACGCACCAACACTTGCTTCAGGTGGTATTTGTGAAAATGTGGTTTCGTTCAAATTTTGCAACAAGTGGGATGGCTTCAGCAAAACAGCGGTGTTTTATCAGAATGAAAAGAATGTTTATTATGCATTGATAGACAGTCAGAACAAATGTGAAATACCGTATGAAGTGACACTGAATGAAGGAACACTGCATTTTGGTGTGTTTGGCGTAAATGGTGACACAAGAAGGACTTCCAAAGTGGAGAAAATCAGAATTCACAAAGGCGCATGGAATAGTGACATGCATCCTTCTGATCCGACACCAGACATCTATTCACAATTGTTGTCTAAATTTAATGAAGTCAATGAATTGCTGATAAGCTTCCTGAATGGAACTAGCACAACGCCAGTTGGCAATGCCAAAACACTTGAAGGTCATGGTGCTGACTATTTTGCAACGGCAGTGGCAGTTCAAAACATTGTGAACGGCACAACGCCAGTTGGCGCATTGGGAACGGAAACCGCAGAAGCATGGCAGACCAAGATTGACAACATCCAAACCACAAGCCGAGCAACATTGTCGCAGGCAGGTTGGTATAGGGTAGCGGAATACGTCGCAACAGTGGACGGTGGCTATTTAAACGGTGCGGCTTGTAATTCATGTGTATTGGAGATAAAGCGTGTATTTGGCAATAATTCCAATGAAAATCATGTAATAAGATTAAAATCATCTAACAATTTACAAGAGTTTATCCCTTATGATTGCTTTAGCGTAACACATTTATTTAAAAAAATAAGATACACTCACGATGGTTCTACAACGGCTTATTTAGAAGTGTATTATAGTGGAACGAAAAACAATCTTTCCTTGTTTATTGTAAATAGTCCTTTAGATGCTAGTAGCAGAAATTATGCATGGAAAGCCATCACACCAACACTCACTTCCGAAACCGCAGACGGAGTAACAGTAACCACAACTTACGATATTCCTGCTAATGCTAGTCCAGCAACAAGTAAAGACCTTGCGAATTATCTGCCTTTAAACGGTAGTAAGGCTATGACGGGCGATTTAATCCTGGGTAACGACGGGGTAGGCGGTAGAACCACTTTAGGTTTGCGTAATGCTCATAGGAGCGTAAATTTACAGATTGATAGTAACGGAAACTTTTACGCATATGACATTACAAATAGTAAAGAATTATTCTTATCAAATAAGAATAGTGCAAACACTTGGTACGGCACTGCCACTGGAAATTTACCGCTTACTGGTGGAACGGTAGACGGACATATAACAGTTGAAGCAAGCAGTGCATCATCTAGGGCACTCATAGTAAAAAATTCATTACGAGAAATAAATTTACAAGTGCAAGGC